GGCATTGCATTAAATGCTATCTCTGCAAATCGTAGCCATCTTTGTTTAGCTTGGTTCTTGTATTGTGACATCGTATTCCTCTATGGTTACTTTATAATTATCATGTAAATGGTGCATAGCAGTCATAACCTCGTTAACTTTAACTTGTGTTACTGCTTTATACTCTTTTATGATAGCTCCATTTTTATCGATAACTGTAATATTGTATTGAGTCTTGTTTTGAACTAACGCACTAATTTTCTTTGCTGCTTTATTACCAAGCCTTAGCGTTTGCGTTACTCCAAAAGATACGTATCCCATAGTTTTACCAAGCATTGCTGCAAAACGTAGTTTACCCATAGTTATCCTTTCTTTGTTGTTTTATGTGTGATTTTATAATCGATGTATACATTTCCTGATCTGCTCCTGGATACTCAAATACGCATTTCATACAAAATCTAACATCTTGTGAATGTTTTTTATTTGTTGATACATCAGTATAATAAACTGTTATTTCTCTTACTTCATCATCACCATGTTCTGCACAAAATACATCTGAATACACATCATTCCAATCTGGTAATGCATCAAGTGTCATATCATGTATGTCTGGCATATAACCTCCTATTTATTAACAGAAAAAGGGGTAGCATGCTCTTCTATTTTTTTATCTCTGTATTTTTGAATAAGAACAGGTTCTTGTATTCCTAAAAGTTTACAAAGCTCATCGTATGTTTCTTTTCCTGATTCACTCATTCT